TACATTTTACCGGGTACAGATATAGAAATGGATATTAAAAAATTAAGAGTTACTGATGTACCTACAGAATATGAAATAGGACAAATAAAAGGTTATAGCGGATTTACTGTAAATGAAGGTGAAGCTACAAATAATAATATAGATAATAATATATACAACGAAAAATCTTTTGAAAGTTATATAAAAACTGTAGAAAATGATAAACTTTTAAATGGAAGTTTTAAAAATTTTAGACATAAATCTCCAGAAGGTGGTTTAGATACTATAGGTTTTGGACATAAACTTACTTCAGAAGAACAAAAAACAAATACAGTATATAATTATGACCTGTCTAAAATAACAAAAGATAATTTTTTAGAAATATCAAATGATATTTTAAGACAAGATTTAAAAAAAACAGAAAAAATATTAATTACAACTCATGGAAATAAATTTATTAATTTAGATGGAAGAAGAAAACAAATGTTAATAGATATGCAATTTAATGTAAGAAATTTTAATAAACCAGAAGTTTTTAAAAAATTTAAAAAAGCATTATTTGCTGGAGATGAAGAAGGAATGAAAAAAGAATACAAAAGAGTTTTTACAGACAAAAATGGAATAGTTAAACCATTAGCTAGAAATGAATTTTTTAAAAAATATTTTTTAGATAAATAATATGAATTTAGGTTTTGGACTAAACATAGATGAGACAGCACAAGAAACCGGTTATGACAAATACGAAGTAAGTTTATTTGAATCATTGGGTGCGGTTGCTGCTGATAACTGGAATTTTAACCCAGTAAATTCTTTATTAAATTATAGTGATTTAAGTGAAGCAAGAAATAAATCAAGATTTAGTAAAGAAAATATGGTTGATAGACTAGAGCTAAATAAAGAATATGCAAAAATAGGATTATATTTTGAAGAAGATGAATATCAATCAGTTGTTGATATTATGGTTAGAGAAAAAAATGAAGAAAGAGCTAGACAAAATATTATGATGAGAGGACCAAAAGGTTCTTGGAATCCTTTATCTGGTGGATTTTATGTGGGTGCTACAAAATTTGCTACAGGATTAGCAACCAGTATGGTAGACCCAATAAATATAGCAGCATCTTTTATACCTGTTTTTGGACAGACTAACTTTGCCAGACTTGTTGCTAGACAAGGATTTACAAAAGCAAGAGCAATAAGAGGTGCAGTAGAAGGTGCTGTTGGTGCAACACTTGTTGAGCCTATTGTTTATGGTGTAGCTCAATCTTTACAAGCTGATTATGATATGTACGACAGTTTATTAAATGTTACATTTGGTACAGTATTAGGTAGTGGACTTCATGTAGGTGCTGGTAAATTAAAAGATATAAATACTCGTAGAAAATTTAATGAAAAAATTGCTGAAGGTAAAAGAATATTAGGAAATGATACAGAGACAGATATAAATATAAATTTATATAGAGAATATTATCCAGAAAATTCTCAAATTATGAAAGATTTAGAAGCAACTGATCCTAACACAAGAAAAATGTTATTACAAAAAGCTATTGGTGATGTTATGTTAGATAATCCTGTTGATGTAACTCCTATAGCAAATGCCGATCCAATTTTAAGAAATTCTACAGATTCATCACCTAATCCAGATATTAGTTCTACTCCCAGACCATCAATAGATGATGTAGAATTAAAAAATTTAGAAGATAATATTGTTAATAGAAATAATATAGAACAAGATGCAGAAATAGAAGTATTACAAAGTCAATTAGAAGCTGTTAGAGAATCACAAAAAGATTTGAATTTAAAATTTGAACAAGGAGATTCTGAAATAAAATTAAGAACAGAAGATTTAGATGAAGTTACTACAAAATCAAAAGAGCTAGATGAAGCAATTAAAGACGCAATAAACTGCGTTAATGGAAGATAATTATGTCAGATAAATGTTTAGTAAGAGTAGAAAAATTATTAAAAAAATCATCTATTCGTTCAGCTACAAAAGAAGAAATAATTAATTCTATTAAAATAGCACAAGCAGAAGCTAAACTAACTTCTATTGATGAAGTTAATGTAGATAGAATTGCTAAAGATGTTTCAGAACAAATTAAAGCACAAAAAAAAATAGATAAAAGAAATGCCATTGAAAATGAAGTTAAAAATAGAAAGTTAACAGATTTTGTTTTAAAAAGTTTTCCGGATAATCCAGAAGAGGGATTAATTGCAATAATGGTTGGTTCAAATAGAAGAGTTGAAGGTGGGAGAGCAGCAGCTTCTGTTTTACAAAATGCAAGTGTCAATCAATTAATAGCTGGGTTTAATGCAAAGTTAAGAGCAAACAATTTAGAGATAATGTTTAGAGATGGTTTAGAAGGTATAACAGAAGCTGAAACACAAAGAAGAGTTACAAGAGCAATGTCAGAACTTGCTCAAGAACAAACTCCAATGGAAAAAAGAGCTGGAACAAAACCAATAGTTACAGAAAAAAATCCACAAATAAGAAAACTAGCAGAGATTATGGAAGAATATTCTGAAACAATTAGACAAAAATTAAATGATAGAGGAGCTAATATTGCTAAAATGTGGGGATATATTGTTAAACAATCACATGATCCATATAATGTTAGAAATGCGGCAAACACATTAGGAAGAAATTTAGATGATATAAAAATTAACGAAAGGTTTGAAGGTACAGATATTAATTATAATAAAAATTATAAAGTATGGAAAGATTATGTTATGCAAAAAATAGATGCTGAAAGAACTTTTGCAAACACAGATAATGTAGATGAGTTTTTACAACAAGTTTATAATACTTTAGTTGGTAATAAATATTTAATAGCTGATGGAGTGGCAAATTCTTATGGAGCAAGAACCTCTAAAAACATAGCAAAAGATTCAAACTTTAAAAGAATACTACATTTTAAAACTGCAGATGATTGGTTTGATTATAATGATAAATTTGGTGTTGGTAATTTAAAAGAATCTTTTTTTTCTGGTTTACAAACTGCTGGAAGAAACATTGGTATGATAGATGCACTTGGCACTAAACCAAAAGAAAATTTTGAAAAGATTAGATTTGCTGTACAAAAAAGAATGGTTGATGATGGTAAGGGTGCATCAGCAGAAAATATTTCAAGACCAGAACAATTTGAAAAATATATGAAAGTTATAGATGGTTCTATTTATACAGTAGCAGATTTTGGAATAGCAAGATATTCTGCTATTGCTAGGTCTTTAGCATCTATGGCTAAACTAGGTGGAGCTACAATTTCAGCAGCGGCTGATATAGGTATTTATGGTTCTGAAGTTAGATACCAAGGTAGAACTTTTTTAGGTGGTATGGCAGAAGCATTAGGTAGTTTGTTTAAAATAAAAAATACAAAACAAAAAAAAGACATAGCACAAATGTTAGGTTTTATTGTTGATAATACTATTTACGATATGTCGGCTAGACACCAAGTAGGAGATAATTTAAGTAAAGGTTGGTCTAATGCTCAAAGAACATTTTTTAAATATAACTTACTTTCTTGGTGGACTAACACTTTAAAAGAAGGTTCAATGTTAGGTATGGCAAATTATTTTGCTAGACAAAAAAATATAGAATTTAAAAATTTAAACAAACAGCTACAAGATTTTTTTACTCAATATAATATTGATTCTACTAAATGGGATGTTATTAGAAAAATTGCAATGGAAAAAGCAGATGATGGTATGGAATTTATTAATATTGGTTTGTTGGATAAAATATCTGATACTGATATGAAAAAAATATTAAATGTAGAAAGTTTAACACAAAGACAATTACAAATAGAAAAAGAAAAATTTAAAGCATCTGTATCTGGCATGTTATTAGATAGAACAATTTATGCAGTAATTGAACCAGATGCTAGATTAAAAGCTAATATGACTAGAGGTCATTTAGCAGGTACACCAGAAGGTGAAGCAATAAGATTTATGGGTCAATTTAAAGCATTTCCATTTGCCATAGTTACAAAAGTTTTAGGTAGAGAGCTATCTTATTTTAAAGGACCTAATAAAGATTTTGGTAGAGGATTTGTAGGTATAACAGCTTTAATGGTAACTTCTGCATTTTTAGGTTATTTATCTATGAGTATAAAAGATTTTTTAAGAGGTAAAGGAAGAAGAGATCCTACTAAATTTAAAACTATAATGTCTGCTCTTTTACAAGGTGGTGGATTAGGTATATATGGAGATGTATTATTTAGAGAAACAAGAAATAGTGCTGAAATAGGTATGGCAGCATTTGGTCCAGTACCACTAACAGGATTTGATCTTTTACTTGCTTTTAAGTATGCTATGACAGGTGAAGGCGGTAAAGCTGCAAAACAAACTTATAATGCTATAGAAAAAAGTATACCTTTTTTAAATCTATTCTATATAAAGTCTGCTTATGATTATATGATAGGCTATCAACTTGCCGAAACAATGAATCCGGGTGTATTAAAAAGAGTAGAAAAAAGAATGAAAAAAGATTATAACCAAGAATATTTATTTACAAAACCCTCACAAAAGTTTAAAGGTTTTTAAGTTATGACAGTATCAAGCACAACAGTAAAAAATTCGTATTCGGGTAATGACAGTACAACTGAATTTGCCTACACATTTAAAATATTTGCAGACACAGATTTACAAGTAATTATCAGATCCTCTACAGGAACTGAAACAACCAAAACTCTAACCACGCACTATACAGTATCTGGTGCTGGAGATGCGTCAGGTGGTAATGTTACATTTACATCTGGGAATACTCCTGCAACTGGTGAAACAGTTGTTATTAGAAGAGGTGTTCCGCAAACTCAAGCGATAGATTATATCGCTAATGATCCATTCCCTG